CTATTAGCTTTGGGTCTTTGAGAGGAGATGGTAGATCTTTTTCGCTAACTGGTCTGCTCATAGAGTTTCTCCATGCCTCTAAACGCGTGACCCGACCATTAGTTTTCTCCACCTGAGCCTGTACTTGTGAGGTTATTTCGGTGTTTTTCCGAACGTCTTTTACAAGTTGTTGAAGTGATTTGTCTATCGAGTTGAAGTATTTTTCTTTGTAGTCTATCGCCATAATCATTCGTATTACACTTACGTTTACTTGATTAAATTATACAGTACAAGGCAGAGGTCATGATAGTTGCTCAAGTTTTGCAATCAGTTCTTTTAGTTCTTTAGTTCCAATAAATGAACGGTCATATTTATCAAACCAGTCTGTTATTGCATCGGTTATCGATTCTGTTTTTATCATTAGCTATCCTCTCCGTTATCACTAATTCATTACTAAATCCCAATAGCCTGAGTGATAGTTGTGAGCAGACTAGGCGAACTCGCGTTGTAGCTCTAAGACTACTGGCCAATCTTGTCTGGGTTGGTGATTAGTTAGGGGGTTAGAGGGGACAAAGGCTCCCAGTCATAGGCGACATCCTGTGCCGTCTCCTTTGTCTGTTTCTTTACTTGGACCTGATTACGCAGGATTTACCCCAAGTCCGATAGCTACCGTAACCCCCTCAAATCCCATAACTAATCTTTAGGCTGAATGGGTGGGGGATTAAACCTAGGTGAAACCCCAAGCCCGAAGTCTATCGCTACGATAATTTTCGTCAGAGATTCAATCACCCCGTATTGTGAGCAGCTCTGCATTCAATTACTTGAAATTGTTTACTCACAATGTATTCAGCTGCTTCGTCAGCACTTGAGCTTTCACTCAAGCTACTGGGATTGAATTGTTAACGTTCTGCCCCTATTATACCATTTCTCTCGACAATCGTCTCTGTTAATACCTGTATGTCTCTCATCACAAGAGCAGATAGTCTATGGAGCCGCGCCTGCTGCTCTCGAAGAAACTCAGTATCTGAATCTAGGTTAATGTACATGCTAGGGTCTGATTCGAGGCGGTAGAAGTCACTCACCCTTTAATCTCCTTTTCTAATGATGTTATGGCTTCTCTGATGTCGTCAACGGCGGCATTGTAGCTACCCAAGCTCCCAACTATTCTCGTTGTTGCGTACCTGTAATCTATTTTCCCCTTCAACCTCTCTAGTAGCTCTAGGTTCTGTTGGGTGGCGTAGTCTGTTAGCTGCTTTCTCAGGAATACAGTGAAGCCCATTCTGTCTATCTTTTCAACGCCTTCAATATTTCCGCCGACGTAATCTTCGATGTTGAAAATGACTTCATCTATCCGCAACTCATCCTTACTTATGGGGGTGGTCATAGCTTGTCTCCGCAATAGATTCTCACAGGTTCGCCAGTCAATCCACTAACGTACCTGTCGGCTTCTAGCCCAGCATCGTTACATTTCTTGGTCTCCTCAATAATCTGTTCATTGGTAAGCGTGTCTGGGCCAAGACTGAATAGCCAGCCAATCCCCCAGACAATAATCACTACAACGCCCATTGCGGCGGCTACGCCAATCAAAGTATCTAGCTTGCTCATACTATTCAATCTCCTTCCGCCTCTTAATTAGTCTGCGTATCTCTGCGTCTAGGCAGATTGTGCAGTTTTCACTCATTTCTCAATCTCCTTATTAGGTTTAGTGGGGGCGAACTTATGCTCATTTACGTACACGGCTCGTATGGGTGATTGAGTACGTATGTGTATCTCGTGGCCGAGTACATCAGACTTTACGGCTTCAAACCACGTAAAGAACCATGTCTTTCGCTTTACTGCACGCAGTTTCACAACCTCGTAGGCTTTTACCTCGCTCATTCCTGGCTCTCTTTCTGGGAGGGGGCGAAGTAAGATTGGTTGAGACGGTCTGTCGCCCAATTCGCTACGGCTATCAACGGAGTAGCAAATGAGCCAAAGCAGAGTCTCATAAGCCAGCAACCCCTAACTCAACACCTTGCATATTAATCGCTCCGGATCTTTCATTCGCACGCTCTTCTGGCACACACTCCAACAGTGCTGATTTGAGGGAGGCTTTGGCTCTAAAGTTTGGACATATTTCGTTGCAGTATTGGTGTCCGTAGTGAGGTATGAAATCTTTTAATATATCGTCCATTTTGCTTCCCATTTAGTTAGTCCCCGTATTCCACGTCAATCACTTGCATACTTCTGACAGACTCTATGGATATGTCGCCAGATTCCATAAGACTTGGTGCTCCATCTGATTCAAACCAGTCAAAAAATCGGTTCATTAGTTTCGCATCTTCAAAGTTAATTGTTACTTTTGCCATTTAGTTAGTCCTCCTCTGGTAAATCTTCTGGGTCAAATGTGTCCTCGTTCCTGTCGTATGACCAATCACTCATATCACTCCCTTTCTTATTACTTCAAACTACGCATAATGAGTGGCGAGGTATAGTCCCGTTTCACCTTTCGGTAGTAGCTCGTTTCCAAGCGGTCTAACTTCTGCTTGACGCTCGCCACCCACTACACATAGTCTGTTTACTTTCTTCTACCTACTGGAGCTGGCTAGGGGTTGACCCTTGGAATAGCGTTCAAGCGAGTTGAAACTCGTTATCAACCGATTCCTAACCAGCTTTTATAGGTCTACACTGCAAGGGTCTTCATTCTTCTAAAAGTAACTTGTTAATAGCGTCCCTTGCTGATGTCCCGCTGATGTAACCAAACAGCTAGATAAGGCGTATGGTGCTAGTAGCAAGGGGGCTTTCGCACATTGGTTATAACTCGTTAGTTTTAGAGTTCCCCTAAGTGGGAGGGCCATTTACTGCCTAAGCCGTCCACCAGCGACAGATACCGTCCTGCTTCTCTAGTACAGGCATTACTACCAGCACTACTACGTCTTATCTATGTATCTCTAGTTGTTAAAGTTCTACTTCCGAAACACAGTATCGTATGCCGTTATCTTCGTACATACTGACACAGGTAAGTGTTTCAGAACATCTAATGGCGATCAAGACTGCAAATATTGCCAAAAGAAGCATTATCAGAGCTGTTACCTTCCAGAAAAAATTGTCACTATCCATGTTTACTTCCTTTCTCGTTATTGCATGGTAGACAGCAAGGTTTTAGGTTGCTTTCACTGTGCCTATTTGCGTAGTTCTTCGCACTAGAGCGAGGGATAACATGATCTAATGTCAATGTGCTTTCATCTAATCTCACTCCGCAGATGTAGCAAAGATGATCGTAGCCGTGTTTGGCTATCCATTCAGCTCGTACCAACTCCCATAAGAATGATTGTTTACCACGAGACTTTGGTCGCTTCTTCGGTCTATGCCAGAAGCATAGTTCTGTCCGAGTACCGCGCTCACAGCCAGTAAAGGTACAGGTCTTGCTCAACGGAACAACCTCATAGCGTTTTGAAAGAACTTAGACTTTGGCAATTCTTCATAGTTCATTTTGAAGTCTATATCTTTAACCTTACGCTTGCGAGGAATCCAGTAAACGTATGTACCTGTTGCTTTGCCATCTTTGTCGTAGAGGCGTTCTTTATTAACTGTTATACCCATGCCCCTGATGTCTGCAATACGCCTTGTGTAGGACATAATGTACATCTTAGGGAACTCGTGGTTCGCAACCTTTCGACGCTTCATTTCTTTTATCATTCTTTTTGTTTGCGAATCCATAATCGTACCCTCCCGATTATTTTTAATGGTGCAGATTGCCCTTATTATCTCTTAGTCTTGTGGGCTGGACTGTTTTATCTATCCGCTTCCTACTAACCACTTGTTAGTATGGGTATATTGTAGCACGGCTTATGCTAGAAACATAGTCTTTTTATGCAGACTTATCCACAGATTTAAACCGAGCCATAGCACCTTTGCGACCTGCTTCTTTCGCAAGTTCTCGGTTAAAAGAAAAACCTTTCGCAACCTGTGCTTTACCACCTTTTTTACCGTTCTTAGATAGTGATTCTCTCCAAGCTTCTTCGCTGCCGTATCTCAAAATACCTGTTTTTTTTATCTTTTCTGCTCTAGTCAATTCCATCGCATACCTCGCATTTAGTTTTATTATGCACTACACCTAGTTTACGGTAATATTCTTCTATACTCATAACCAGCTCCGTTCTCTTTCTACCATGTTTTCAAATCTTATTATTTTTTCAGGATCATCAGCATCTGGCAGATAAAGTCCTTGTTCTGCACAATATCTCTTGAGCTGATCAATTGCTTCGGTCATCTCTTTGCTATCTATGTCAGCACTGCTTCTAACAAACTTCTTACCGTTCTTTTCATAGATGAATATGTTAGGTGATACTTCACGCTTATGTATTATCTTAGCTTCCTCTAAACTCCAGCCGAACTCTAGTCCGAATATACCTAGCAAGAGATGGTAGTATCTATTTTGGTTCAATGAACGCTTAGGACTTAGCTTTTTTATCTCAACTGTGGCTGCTTGCCCGACTAGCTTAGTAAGGTACTCAAAAGCTTCATTTACCTGAGCTTTGTCAGAGGTTTGGTATTTCAACCTAGTTTCTCCAATCTTGTAGTTGAATATCCTTTGCCCACTTCTATCATAGTATCTCTTAGTAGTCCTGAGTGTTCACCTAGCTCGCTTAGATTCTCTTTAATGTATGCGTCTACCTTAGTCTTATCTGGTATTAGTAGTAGGTCTAGCGTGTCCTCATCTAGTACCTGACGCATAACAGCTTTGTCGTAGGTTTTTCTCTGTACATAGGTACTGGTGAAGCGGTAGCCGTCTATTTCGTCAGTTTTACCTTGTTCGTCTAGGTACTGAGGTAAAAGCTTCTTTAGCTGATCTTTGAGAGAGGTGGCAAGCTTTTCATATTCGCTTGCCAGTCTCCATGCGTTTACCAGCTCAGTCAGATTAGTGACTTCGGATTCTACGGTTTCACCTGTGGTTTTATGTGTGGCTGTTATTTTCACCCTTTTAATTCCTCGATTATATGACTGGCTTGCTCGCTGGTCATCTCCTTAGCAATATATCCGTACTGGTCAGCTATCCACTCGACAACATCTTCATCTGGGTGAGACTGGGTAAACAGCTCATTTAGAAACTTCTTTTGTGCAGGGCTGGCTGGCTTGTTGGGACTTGCTTTGAATGAGCCTTGTTTACTCACTCGGCTATTCTGGTTCTGATCTTTGCTATCTAAGTCCTCGTTTTCGTCAACTGCTAGAAGTCCTGACAGTGCATACTTACGAGCATAGCTAGATGTTGAGCCAGATATTTGAGCGGCTTGCATACCCTTTTGGACGGCGGCTTCTTGAGCTGAAGATGTTACCTCAATAATCTCATCGGGTTTCTCTAAGTTTATTAGTTTGACGTGGGCAACTATATGGGGCGTATCGGCACAGTTTTCTAGGCTATCGCTGAATATCACCATTACTTTGTGTTTATTTAATAGAGGCTTTAGCTCTTTCATCATCGGCTCTAGTGAGCGATATTTAAAACCACCATGAGCATTGTATTCACTCTTTGCCCCTTTGAACTCTTGCTGTAAGGCGGCTAGTTTCTCAAATAGATTCATTAGTGCTTCTCCGTCCAGTCGTTAGGGTTTTCTAAACTGGCAGCGTTAAATGTGTAGTTAATTCCGTCATCAGTGCCAGCGTAGGTTACTGATTCAATGTATTCAACTTTAATTGTCATGTAATCCACCTTTCATAAACTCTAGTACTCCCTCAATGGCTGCAACTTTCATTCGAGCGTTCCAAATAACAGAAGGCTCTAGTTTGTCTAACTCTACTATTAGTTCTGCTACCTGAGTCTCAAGAGCCTCAACAGCAGTCTCTAGTTTGTATTGTGCTTCGGTTTTCATTCGTCACCTCCAAAGCAAATGTTACAGCTTCCGCTTGAGCAGTCTGCATTACTGTCGCTATTCATATCGTTCCTTTCTTTACACTTATATTCTAGCATAAGCCATAGCCAAAAACAACTATGAAATGCTATAATCTATCCACAGCCTCGGTGATATGTCTCTTTTTAGTTGCCCTCAACACAACTACTAACCACTACCATATCGTTCCAACCGAGGCTCTACTTTATGAAATGTGAAACGATACACAAAAAGAAAAAGACCTGCGTATTGTGCGGGTCTTCATTCATGTATGAGTATGTTTGTTATGAGGTTTTGGTAGAGCGGATTGTTTGTATGAATTGTCGGTCTAATAAATAAAAGACGAGTATGAGTTAGTAGGAACGGTGATAGTCCTGATCGAGCCACGCCTATCATAGTTTGCTTCTGATACCGTCATCGTGCTGCCACTGACTGACTGAACATACGCTACATGTCCAACACGCCATGCAATAGCACCTGGTCTTGGCTGTGAACCAGTAGCATACCCATCTCTCTTAGCTTGCCATAGCCAGTCTGTTGCGTTATTCCAGTTGCCTACCTGTCTTTTGGTTGCCACCCACCAAGTACATTGTCCTATGGGAAAGCGCCAGCCATTATTGCGTGTGGCTGTTTTTGGGGCTGCTGGTGCGGTGTTTCTGGCTGGTTGCGGTATTTGTACTGGTTTGGCTAAACATTGAGCGTTATCGGCTCGTATGTACTGCGTAGTGGTGTCGCACTGGTAGTAGTTGGTGGCTATCTTTTCTTGTAGGGTTAGTTCTGGGGGGGTTATCTCTGGTTCAACAGGTTCTGGTTCTACTTCAATCTGAGTCGGTTCTTCGACTTCTATAACTTCTTCTATCTTGATTTCTTGTACTGGTTCGGGCTTAGGTTCGTATGTTTGGAAATGCCCTGCGATTAAAAGTTCGATAAACATAATCCGCGCCACAGGTTTAGGTCAATGGTCTAGCGCATAAATCCTTGTTTAATTTATATGCCATTTTATTGTATCAGACGAGTCAAATTGTGTGGTATTCAGGCTCAATATTTAAAGGCTTGTAAACAGGGTAAACGGATGGATCGTTGGCTCTCATGCTTATCATAAGGGTCATACCAGCTAAAACGCCAAGCATAAATATAGTAATCAATACTATAATTATCTCACCCTTGTATTCTTGTATGTCTAGTTTCACTTTATAACCCCACTACGGCTATTATCGTTAATAATACTAACCCTGCTGTTATTTGTAGAAAATCTTTCATTTGTACCCTTTTTTGTTTTTATACTAACCACTTGTTAGCTAGGTACATTCTAGCATAAGCCGTCTTTAGGGTCAATACTTTTGTTATACTAAAAGCATAATCATTTTGCGGACGGATGATTTGCACTTTGTGTACAGTTCATTACTCCAGAACCCAAAAGCTACGCGTAAAACAAACATAACTATCCCTTGTCCGCGGGGAAACTACTTGACAATTTATGCAACTAAGTGTAGAATATAAGCATTATGAAAAAGAAGATGTTACTTGCAGCAATCTTAGCCTCAGCAGCAGTTACTAATATTGGCTTGGCTAATTATCAACCTCAACCACTTGGAGCAGATGAGAAACCGCCTATCGTTATTCAGGTGGAGAAGAACACCGAAGACATTGAGCAGCATGAAGGTAGAATCGGCACTCTTGAAACCAAGACCGACACCCTTGAAAACCAAGTGGGGAACAACGCTTCTGAAGTAACGATTGTCAAAGATCGTGTAGTTGTCGTTGAAAACAAACTTTCTGAACAGCCTAAACCTGCCCCTACTCCTTCACCAGCTCCTGAGCCAGTACCAGTTAGTCCTTATAAAGTTATAAAGTTCGAGCGAATTTACCACACAAACGGTCAATACCCACTCCTCAAGTGTGTGTATCACACCTACAATGGCGAAATCTGGTGGACTGCTGCTAGAAGCCCCTATGTAACAGACAAGCCATGCCAGTACGACAATCCAACTGAACTCACCGAATCAATGCGTAAGAACCTCACCAACCGTCCAATAGACGTATTCTAAACATACTGTGGTACAATTCGCCTATGAACCAAGTGGGCGTATACAAGACAGGTAACCTCACCTTCTATATGTATCCCACAAAATGCATTATCTGTACCACCTTCCAGTGCTTCAAGGTTGAATACGAAATTTATAAAGATAAGCCAAGACTCGATAGACTCAAACTCGCTATTATTAACGGCAAAGTGAAGTCAGTGGTTGATGTGGCAGAATACACACAGGGTAAAATAAGATGGCAGAACTGTTCCCAACCATCTATGGAATTATAATCACCAGCGGTCTATCTATTATGATCGCCAACTATGACGGTGTGTACAGTATTTTTTATAGACTTAGAAGAAGTAGGCTCGGCAGTTTATTTGATTGCTCGGTGTGCCTCACTCCATACATAGCTGTTATTCCCCTTCTAGGTTTTGACCTGTCACTCATGCAGTATCTATGTGTTGTAGGTGGAAGTGTTTTGATTTGTAGAAGTTTGTAGTATACTGGATTTGAATATTTGAAATACAATCGTCAAATATTCATCAGTCGAGGGTATTTGACATATAGCACTCACAGGGGGCTTTTACTTTTTACCCCAGTCTAGGCAGGCTTCTACTGGCCACCAGCGGACACTAAACAGGCTGGTACACACTCGTAGGTATAAAAGCTAACTATGAGCCACACAGTAGAACATGGGTGCTCACGCCTTGGAGTGAGACGGTGACGGAATAGCCTACATATAAGTTCCTGTACTTTAACAAACAGTATCTAAAAAAACTTGGCTTGTCCTTTAGTGTAGGCATATACAAAGAACATACTAAGCGTATTGAGGATATCTAATATGAACAGCTCAGAATAGAACCCTATTCCAGAGCCGTTAGCTTGTGAGGTTGCCCCTTGGAGCGAAGCTGTGAAAAACCGAGGGTTATTTGATGTGTGTTAAAATTTGATCATGACTTACTACTTCTGGTGCATATGTTCTTCTGAGCAGCGTATTCAAGCATCAAGACTAAAAGAAGCTGGACATACAGTTATTGATACATCTAAGAACCTAACCATGAGACACAAAGCTCTCAAACTTGGATTAACAAGAAGAAACAGGCTTATCAGTGAATAAGTACCCTATCGTCATTACATACAAGCAAACACACGATAATGGTCAGGAACTCAGGTTTGCACTTCGCAGCATTAAAAATATAAAGAACTGTAATGGTGAAGTTTGGATTGTTGGAGATAAGCCTGATTGGATACAGAATGTAAATCACATAGTAGGTAAGCGATCTCGCCATCAATACCTAGACCAAGAGTATGCTATGCTTGCTGTTTTGAACGAGGAACGGATACCAGAGACTTTTATTTATTCTATGGACGACGTATACATAACCAAACGAATAGCTATTACCAACCTACACCAGGGAAATTATAAAAGACTTCTCCAGCATAGAGGCTACCACCAGCACCAAAAGCAACTCACGGCAGCCTGGCTTAGAGATAACGGCTATACATGGCTAGATTATGAACTCCACACTCCTATGATTCTTGAAAAGTCTAAACGTATGAAAATTCATAAGTTACTCAAACCATATATGAACGGAGGGGTTATGCTCAAACCACGCACTCTTTACGGAAATATATTTGCAATAGGTGGTGACTTTTATGAAGACCAAAAAACAAAAACCCCTACTCTGCCTAAAGCTCCAATTATTAGTACTCAGTATTTTACCGATGAACTTCTAAAACTATTTCCCAAAAAGAGTATATATGAGCTGTAAGATTGGCATAGGTATAACCACCACTCCAAACCGAAACATACTTGATCTTAGAAGATGGGACGAACTACTCCCACAAGACTGTGATTTTATTGTCTACGAAGACGCAGATTATAAAGGAGTTGCACACGCTAAGAACCAGCTACTTGCACAACTTGATCACTGTGACCACATATTTCTATTCGACGATGACTGCTACCCAATAGCAAAGAACTGGTGGTTGCCCTACGTTGAACACCCTGAGCCTCATTTAATGTATCAATTCAAGCTACCAGACAAGCCTCCAACAGATATGAAAGTTCTATATGAAGATGACCAAACAGTATCGTATTCTCACACAAGAGGTGCTATGATATACATAGAGAAAATCGTACTTGATACCATAGGCGGTTTTGACGAAACATATGGATTATATGGCTTTGAACACCCTGACTTTACCAACCGCATTCATAACGCAGGTCTTACGACATTTCGTTCTATGGACGTTCCAAACAGCTCAGAGCTGCTTTATTGCCTTGACCAAGACTCCAACGTGCAAAGCTCTCTATCTAAAGCAGAGAGAAACCTGAGCATTATGCGTAATTTCCGCTATTACAAAGCCAATATGAAAAGTAATCAGTATAAACCATACAAATGAACAAGTGGCTCAATTCACCCGTCAAAACCTATCTCAAGCAATTTGGGACTAAAAAAGACCCTATTATCTACGAAGTAGGCAGCCGAGACGGTCACGATGGTGTAGAACTGGCATATCGTATTAGTGAAGGACAGGTAGACTTTAAAAACATTGTTCTATTCGAGTGCAACCCACCACAGATTGAAGTGGTCACTAACAATTATCCACAGGCTACCCTCATCACCGATGCTATATCTAACAAAAAAGGAACAGTTGAGTTCCTACAAATACATGGAGACAAAAACTTTGTAGGCTCAAGCAGCATGGACTTGAATCGAGTTAATTACCCCTGGGTGAAGAAAACCAGCACCATACAAGTTAAAACCAGACGGCTAGATTCAGTTATTGAAGAATTGGGTCACACCGAAATAGATATTATGAAAATAGACATCGAAGGTTATACTTATGAGGCGCTCGAATCTCTTGGAAAGTTTTTTGGAATTGTGAAGGTATTTCACTTAGAAACTGAGATTGAAGGTGTAGCAAGAGATAAAACAAACCTCGATATAGTCCTCTATATGCAGGAGAAAGGGTATATATGTACAGCACTCGAACACGAATGGGGAGACAAAATACAAGATCAGACATATTACAGGCAGTAGATATTCAAGAGCTTGGTGCTGATATACGAATCTATGGCGAGATAGATGACCCTGCTATGCGACACTTCAATCCAAGTATCGCGTGGCATAATGGGAAGCTAAAGATTGCTATTAGAAGCTGCAACTTTGCAGTTGAACGAGAGGGCAGGTGGTATTTCCGAGACGGCAGAGCATACAGTATCACAGACGTTCTTCTTGGCGATCTCAACCCAGACACCCTCCAAGTATCCAACCTTCATAAATTAGAAGTCTCCAAAGACTCCCCAAAGAACATACTCATTGCTGGACTAGAAGATGTTAGATTATTCAGCAGAAAAGACGGACTACATGCAATTGGCTTTGAATCAGACCGTGTAACTAGAAGCCTCCACAATGAATCAGCGGGTCTTGCAGAGTACCTAGTTGAAGGCAGGGAACTCAAGTATCTTAGAAGCCTACCCAAACCCAAAAAAGAAGCAGTAGAAAAAAACTGGTCGCCAACTGATACTCCCACAAAAGAGTTTGATTTTACCTACTCAGACAGCCAAGTATACAAAGACGGCAAGCTCATAGGCGAACCCACCACAACAAAGATTCATGGTGGCAGCCAACTACTCAAGCAAAAAGACGGCACATGGCTGAGCCTGGTACATGAAAAAAGAATACTGTTTCAATACGCAAATCCTAGAAATAGATTTAACCAAAAGATTTACGACAAGCATGTGTACTACACCTATCTAGCCGAACATAACGAGCAGGGCATTATTACTAGACTATCTAAACCCTTCCGCTTTGGCACTCACGAGAACATAGAGTTTGCTAGTGGGCTGGTAGAGTATGACGGACAGTTTATTATCACGCTCGGTATTCGAGACTGCAAGTATGCGGTTGTGAAGATACCTAAACAAAAGCTCATGAGCCTCTTTAGTGGGTAGTATATAGGCACTCCCCTGCTGAACATAGGGATCTCCTAGAAAAAAAGTTCTAAGGTGTTAGCGCACTCCCCTGCCCCGCCTGGGTGTCGGTCTGTAACAGGGGTCAGACTCCCCTGTTCGCAAAATGTGCGGGGAAGGGGTCGGGGAAGTGGTTTGAGAGCCTATTTTAGGTATAAGCAGATTGAATACATTTATGGTAGTATAGGGATATGAAGGCAATAAAAAATTAGATAATCAAATCTGATTTATGCAAGGTTATTATGAAAGAAGATGGACGTAAAAACAACGGTAGGAAAAAAGGCTCAGTCAATAAGGCTACTGCCGAGTCTAAACTAGCAAAGAAACTATTTGTTGAGCGTGTAAATAAGAACGTAGATAAACTATTCAATTCACAGCTAGACCTTGCTATTGGTGAGAAGTATTTAATGGTAGTAAGGACTACTGGAAAAGGTGCTAAGGCTCGTAGAGAAACAAGTATAGTAACCGACCCTGATTTAATAAAACAATACCTAGATGATGAAACTTCATTAGACGATGAGAATGAATATTACTTCATGACTACCAAGCCAGCTAACAACCAGGCACTAGACAGTCTACTCAATAGGTCGTTCGGCAAACCAAAAGAGAGCGTAGATATATCAAACCCTGATGGTTCTTTGAACCCATACAACGCACTCACAGCAGAAGAACTACGCAAACTAGCACAAGGAAAGTAATGTCTGAAATACCAGACTATGTAAAGCTTGAGGCTAAGAAAGAACTAGCTCGTAGGTTCTTCTGGGATTTTGAGAAAGCCCTTTATCCTGAACTGTTTACTGATGAGCGTAAATTGCTAAAAGAAATAGCAGACAAGCTCCAGTGGTTCATTGAGGAATCAGACAAGCATTACTTAGTCCTTTCACTACCACCTGGTCACTACAAGTCTTTTACCGCAAAGAACCTCGCCATGTGGCTTATGGGTAAAGACCCAACCAACCGTGTCATTGGTGCTTCCAATGCTGGCGATCTATCTAGCACCTTCTCTACGCAGATTCGAGATACAATACTTGGTATCAACGTAGGAAAAGACGGCATACCCTACAACCAGATATTCCCTGAGACTAAAATCAAGCAGGGATTCGCTACTAAGTCTAAGTGGGAGCTAGAGGGAAGCTCAGAGCCTTCATATAGAGCCACCAGCCCGACATCTGCACTCACAGGTTCTCGTGCCGATTACTTTATCATTGACGATATTATCAAGAACCATATCGACGCTATGAACGCAAGGGTTCATGAAGCTAACTTTGATTGGTTCAGAAACACACTGTTTTCTCGTGCTGACGGTAATGACTACAAGTTTATATTCGTTATGCAGCGATGGGCAAAGATGGACTTGTCGGGTAGAATCATAGACTTTTATGGTGACGATGTAGTTTCGATAGACTATCCAGCCGTAGACGATCAGGGCAACATGCTAGAGCTGAGTATCATGAATGAAGAAAAGCTGAATGAAGCGAGGCGTACTCTCAGACCAGAAGTTTTCAAAGCCAATTACTTACAGAAGCCTATGGACGTTGAAGGAAGACTTTATAAAGGTTTTGCTGAATGGACAGAGCTACCTGATACACCGCGTAAGTTTAATAACACTGATGTTGCCGACCAGGGTAAAGACTACTTGTGTTCGATAAACTGGCGAGAGCATGAAGGCAAGGTATATGTTACTGATATTTACTATTCCGCAGAGAAAGCCGAGATTACCGAGCCAAAAGTAGCCAGAATGATTACTGCTGACGGTACAACCCAAGCAGAGTTTGAATCAAATAACGGTGGTAAGGGATATGCGAGGAACGTAGAGCGTGAGCTTAGGGCTTTAGGAAACAATGCTACCCAAGTTAAATGGACACCAACTACGGCTAACAAGGAGGCTCGTATATTGGCTAGTAGTGCATGGGTGCAGAACAATGTGTACATGCCCCCTAACTGGACAAGTAAATATCCTGAATTTGCTGCTGAAGTTCTAGGTTATGTTGCAGGTGCGAAGAACGAGCATGATGATGGTGTGGATAACTTAGCGACTATTTATGAAAGAGCTGCAAATACGCGCAAACCACAATGGGCTGGCGTATTATAGACCGCACTCTGCATTAACTGATACAATAAAAGCAAAAGAGGATTAGATATTGAACCCTATTAAAACTTTGATAAACCGATTACGACCAAAGGCACAAGTAAACTTGGTGGGAGCGCCATCATTCTCTATTCAAAACCCCTACGGACTTTATAACACCTACTGCGCTGACGAGTTTGCTAGTCAGTATCCAAATATCCGACCAATCGTCCATGAGTTGATGACTATAAAAGCGAAAGCCATTGATAGCAATGGTAAGTCAGTTCCTCATCCAGCTCTTGACGCTCTCTATCACCCAAACCGTACTGACTCCTACGTTCTATTTATGGAGAAGCTAGGTGTATCCGTACTCTCGCTCGACTACACTTATCTACTTGTTTGGCGTACTGGCAGCCCTAAAGCCAAAGCGACAGGTGATTTCACTCCAAGAGGTCAGAATATCGCAGGGTTCACCTTTTTAGAAAACCCTGCTATTACCTATTTAGATGGGAAAGTTTATTACAATATCGGTAGCCAGAGATTCAGTGAAGATGAGGTTATCGCTATCCCAGGCGGTGCGAAACCTGGCAACCTTTATGGTGGCTACTCTCCTGCTCGTTCAAGTGCTAAGTGGTCTACCGTTGATGGCTACATAGGCGATTACCAAAAAGGTTTCTTTGAGAACAATGCAATTCCTGCTGGAATGTTCAGGGTTACCGCCCCAACTCCTAAAGACTATGAAGATACCGTTGAAAGATTGAAAGAGAAGCACCGTGGTGCTGGCAATAACAATAACGTTACCTATTCGTATGTGCCAATGGACGAAAACGGTAAAGGGCTGCAACCTGTTGTTGAATGGATACCGTTCAGCCAGAGCAACAAAGACATTGACTTCAAGAACCTACTCGATCACGTTGATAACAGACTGAGCGAAGCATATGGTGTCAGTTCGATTATTAAAGGTGTTGATAGTGCTGCCAAATACTCAAACGCTGAAGTATCTGAAGCAAACTTTGCGAAGCGAGCCGTCAATCCTCTTGCACTTCGGATATTCTCACAAATTACTCACGAACTGAACCGTATTACTGGTGGTCTTGGTGTTGCTTTGACCTATGAGTATGAGATACCTGCTGTTGCCGATGCTGAAAAAGTAAAAGCTGAGACAAAGAGTATTGAGAGCCAGATTATCCTAAAGTACACAAGCGATCCTTATAACTGGTCATTGAATAGTGTTGTAGATGCATTTAACCTATCGCAAAGTTATAAGCTTTTGAAGAAGGGAAATGACACGACGGTTATCAAGAACGATAAGCCAGAAGTTGATGAAGGCGATGAAGTAGACAACGCACCTAACCCGAATGAAATAGATGGCGTTACTCCAATAGAAGCAGCGAAACGCACAAACCCAAAAGCTGAATTAACCGATGAAGAAAAGCTTGAGAAGGTAGCACGAGATTACCTAGAGGCTCAGGTTAATAGAGCAGTCTCTGAGTTAGAAGACGAAGATATTGTTGAGAATAAAGTTTCTATGGCGGTTAATCCTAACCCAACAGAAGATGAGCTAGAGAAATTTGTGCTTGCTGCATATGCAGTTGTTCTCGCAGTTCTACTAGCCGAAGGTAAAGAGGAGTATGCTGCTGGCGTGGCACTTGCAGGTCTTTCACTTGACGAATTACAAGGCTTTACGCTTCCTGAAACTGCCGAAGACTACTATCAGGCATACTTGAGACGAGTCGGTACAAGCTACGGCTCTGATACCGCTGAATCAATCCAAAAGGTGTTACTTGACGCAAGGGATAACGGTCTGACTCGCAAGCAGACCGAAGATGCCCTAAAAGCAATCGTAGACACCGACGACTATCGTGTAAAACGATTGGCTCGAACGGAACTCAACCACTCGCAGAACATGGGTAAACTAGAAGGCATGAAGTCTTTGGCTTCTGAAACTGGTACACAGTGGGAAAAGACTATTGACCACTCAGGCGTTACACCCTGCCCACTTTGCCAGTCTCAAGAAGGTATATGGGTAACCATCGACAGCCCTCTGTGGGCTGAAGGCGAAACAATTATCGCCCCCAATAACAAAGGTGAAGAAGTAATCTATGTGAATGATTGGCAAACTAATGAGGCTCAAGACTATCACCCGAATGGTCGTGGAACGCTTGTATTCAGGAGAACCGAAGTATGAAATATGAAGTAAAGTGTAGACACTGTAAAAGATTCTTAGCTAACGCAACGACAAGCTCGACTATGGAACTCAAATGCTCAAACAGCAAATGCAAAAAGCTTGATACCTACCGCATTGTTTTCATCAGCGAGTACCACAACCATGACCACAATAGACAGCACTCTGTATCGACTGATAAACTAGAAGTAGAACCGAACAAGCAAAGTTCATAAAGAACGCAAGGGAGTGTTCTAAACTTTAATAAGTAAAGGTAAGAATATGTCCAAACAATTCTGGAAGTTCGTTACAAACGAAGCTAAAGAATCAGAGCTTATTCTTGAAGGTGTTATAGCAAGTGAATCATGGTTTGATGACGAGGTATCTCCGAAGCAATTTCGTGAACAACTTGATGAACATAAAGGCGACATCACAGTAAGGATTAATAGTCCTGGTGGTGATGTATTCGCAGGTGTTCAAATCTATAACATGCTGAAAGATAGGCAGGACAAAGTTACCGTTGTTGTAGACGCTCTAGCTGCTTCTGCTGCATCTTTTATTGCTATGGCTGGTGACCGTATCATTATGAACTCAGGTTCAATGATGATGGTTCACAAAGCTTCCACGATGGCGTGGGGTAACGAAGATGATATGAAAGAAGTTGCCGAGATGCTAAGAAAGATCGATGATTCAATCATCGGTCTCTACGCAGACCGTACTGGTAAGTCAAAAGAGGAAATCAAAGCGTTGCTCGCTGCTGAAACTTGGATGACTGCCGAAGAAGCTGTTGAAATGGGATTTGCTGACGAAGCAGTTGAAGGTAAAACGAAACTGACAGACATGGTAAAGAACGTCATAGCTTTAACGAAGGACGTAAACAACGCAGTAATGCAACCTGCTATGAGCATGAAAGCCAAGCTTGAAGTTAAAAACGAACAGGAAGTAGAGGAAACAGATGTTACCGATACAGCCGAAACAACTGAGGAAGTTACTGATGAGGTTTCAACGACCACAGATGAAACAGAAACAGTTGAAGCCGAAACTAAGCCTGAAGAAGGAGTCGTAGGCGTAACCGAAACTACTGAGGAGACTGAGGAAGTAGTAGCGGAAACAAATAATTCAGTCGATAAGGAAATAGAAATGAGCAAGCAAGAAGAAGTTGCTAAAACTCAGGTTATTGAGCCAAAAGCTCAGGCAACCGTAGATGCTAAACCAACTGCTAAGAGTTATCTCGAAAGTCCTAAAGCTCTCGAAGACTTTGCAATCGTTATGGCACAGAACGCTGGTCGCAAGCCTAGCGATGTTAAAGACGCATGGGGCAAGCACCTCTCAGTAGAGATGGGCATTACAAACCCTGAAGTATTGCTACCACCTGCTGTAATCCAAGCTATTGAAGACGCTTTCAAAGAAGGCGGTGAAATCTGGAACGCAGTTAGCAAGACTGGTCTTGATGTTTTCTCAGTCGCTTACGACAGCGTTAGTGGTGAAGATAGCCGAGCTAAGGGTTACAATCGTGACGAAGAAGATGAAAAGGCTGAAGAAGTCATTACTCTCGTACAGCGTACACTTCGACCACAGTTCATCTATAAGTACCTTACCCTTCCTCGTGAAGTCGTAAAGGAACAGCGTGATCCAGGTGCATTACTACGTTACGTTCTAACTGAACTTCCACGTCGTATTGTCCGTGAAGTTGAACGAGCTATCGTTATCGGCGATGGTCGTACTCCAGGTAGCGCATATGCTATCGACAGTTTCTTATCTGTTAAATCAGATGCAGCTGGTGGCGTATGGGCAACTACTGTTGCTGGTACTGGTGATGCATACGTTGACCTCCTAACTGCAAGTGCTGCTGTTAAAGCAGACGGCTCTAAGCTCCTCGTAGCTAAGAGCGAGTACCTCATTGATGTACTTACGCAGCAAGGTGTAAACGGTGGATTCCTATTCGCTCCAGGAACAAACGTTGCAAACATCTTTGGATTCAGCGGCGTTGTTACACCTGACTGGATGGATGATGACACGGATAACGATGCATACATCTTTACTCCAAGCAACTACCGTACTGTTGGTGATAGCACAATCGAGTCATTCACTAACTTTGCACTCAAGACAAACACCAACGAGTACCTACAAGAAATTTGGGCAGGTGGTGGTTTGGCTGC